ACTACATCATCAATTACTGAGGCAGACACATTACAATTCTTAGGTGGTACAGGTATCAGTTCAACTGTTTCTGGCGATAGTGTAACATTTGCTATTGACGCTACAGTAACAACAAATTCTGGTACACAAACATTAACTAATAAAACAATCAATAGTGCTTCAAACACAATTACAATCAGTGGTTCTGAAGCTACATTATCAAACATTGGTAATGCTTCATTAACAAATTCATCAATTACTGTAACAGATGGTTCAACATCAACTGCTGTTGATCTTGGTGGTACTCTTACAATTCAAGGTACATCAAACGAGATTGAAGTTGGTGAAAGTTCTGGTACAATTACAGTAGGGTTACCTAGTGATGTAACAATCAGTAATGATTTAACCATTACAGGAAACTTAACAGTTAATGGTACTACAACAACTATTTCAACAACAAACACAGTTGCTTCAGATCAGTTATTTGAATTAGCTAACGGTACGACAGGTACTCCTGCTAATGATGCTGGTATTGTAATCGAAAGAGGAGATTCTGATAACGCATTTATCGGATTTGATGAAAGTGCTGATAAGTTTACAGTAGGTACTGGTACATTTACAGGTGCTTCTACAGGTGACTTAACAATCACAACTGGAACACTTGTTGCTAACATTGAAGCTACAACAATGACGTTGGGCGGAAGTGATGTAATATCAACAGATAATACTAAAACACTTACAAACAAAACAATTGATGCTTCAAGTAACACATTATCTAATATCGGTAATTCTTCACTATCTAATTCAACAATTACTCTTGCTGGCGACAGTGGATCAAATGCTGTTGATTTAGGAGATACATTAACTGTATCTGGTGGCGAAGGTATTGATACATCACAATCGGGAGATACATTAACTATTGCTGCTGAATTAGCAACAACATCTAACAAAGGTGTTGCTTCATTTAGTTCAGATAATTTTACAGTTACAAGTGGGGCAGTAACAGTTACTACAATTGACGGCGGAACATTTTAATTAGTCGTCACTAGGAGATTTTTGATATGGCGACTATTATAAAACTTAAACGAGGTACGACTACACCCACCACTAGCGATCTTGCTAATGGTGAAGTTGGTATAGATACTTCCGCTAAAAAGTTTTATATTAACGATAGTGGTACTATTAAAGAGATTGCCGGTTCTTCCGGTGATAGTACATCTCCATTAGCCGGTGACGTAAGAGGATATACAGGTGACGGTTCTACAACTGCTTTTACTGTAACCTCTGGTGCTGACGTTGAAAACGTTTTAGTATTTGTCAACGGTGTCTATCAAAGACCAACTACCGATTATACTGTTTCCGGAACAACATTAACTTTTAGTACAGCACCCGCTTCATCGGATGCTGTTACTATTAAAGAATTAGTTGAAGGTGCGAATGCTTTAAACGACACAGGTGTTGTAAGAGCTTATACAGGTGACGGTTCAACAACAGGTTATGCTGTAACAAGTTCAAAAACGGATGTACAAGAGTTTTTAGTATTTGTTAATGGTGTATTTCAAAGACCAACAACTGATTATACAGTTTCATCTGGTACACTAACATTTGGAACAGCTCCTGCTTCTTCCGATGCTATTACAATAAAAGAATTAGCTGAAGGAACAGGTTCAAATATTTTAACAATTGTAGATGATTCATCTACGGCATCTACTTTAAACGCAGGCGAAACATTAAAGATTGCTGGTGGTTCAAACGTTACAACATCTATTTCAGGTGATACGCTTACAATTAGTTCAACAGCAAGTGGTAATTTAACAATTGCTGATGATAGTTCGACAACAACAACTTTAGATATTGCTAACGATACATTAAAAGTTGCTGGTGGCACAGGTATTACTACTTCTCTTTCAGGTGATACTTTAACCATTACAGGAAGTGCTACACAAAATACTTTTTCAACTATCAACTTAAATGATTCAACTAATATTGAAGCTGACTCTACTTCAGATACTTTAAATTTAGATTCATCTGGTTTGATAAGTATTACAGGAAATGCTTCAACTGATACAGTTACAGTAAGTACCGTTACTTCGGCAACAGTACCGTTTACAAAAGCTGATGGTTCAAGTTCAGATATACAATTACAAACATCTGGAAGTTTAGCAGATGTGATAACAAACTTATATATACCGTTTACAAACGCAAGTGGAACAGCGGTAGAAACATTAGTAGTAGGGAGTAGTTAATGGCATCTAAAACACCAGTTAAAGCCACGTTTACAGGAAGTGATGTAACAGGTCTTGCTGAATTTGTATCAGGCGATTTTGTCGATTATTCAGTAGGTGGTACTGGTCTTACATCTTTAGGTTCTGCTGGACAAGTATTAAAAGTCAACTCAGGCGGAACTGCTTTGGAATATGGAAACGTTGAAGCTATTGTTAATATAGATGGTGCTACAGACTTAACAGGTTCTACATTAGCCACTACAGATTTATTATTAGCATCTGATGGCGGAACAGAGGGTAGAGTTGAATTATCACAATTAGATACTTTATTTTCAGGCACAACTAAAACATTAACAAATAAAACAATTAGTAGTGCTTCAAATACTATTACAATTACAGAATCAAATATATCAGATTTACAATCATACATTTTAGCAGGATCAACAGATACCCTAACAAATAAAACAATTGATGCTGATAACAACACAATTACAAACATTGGAGATAGTGAATTATCTAGTGGTATTAGTGCTACAAAAATTGCTGATGGTTCTATATCGAACACAGAATTTCAATATTTAAATGGAGTTACCTCTAATATTCAAACACAATTAGATGCTAAAGCCTCTACTGCCTTTGCGATTGCTCAAGCCGTTGCTCTCGGTTAGTATTATAAATATTGTTACAAACATAAAGGAATTATAGAATGGCAGAGCCAAATACAAGAGAAACATTAAAACAGTATTGTCTTAGAACATTGGGTAAACCAGTGATTGAGATAAATGTTGATGATGACCAACTTGAAGATAGAATAGATGAGGCATTACAATATTTTGCTCAATATCATTATGACGGTATCGTTAGAACATATTTAAAATATAAACTAACGGCTGCCGATAAAACTCGTTTATCTGCTATTAATCCTGCGACTGAAACTGCTACAGATAGTGTATCAGGTAATACAACAACTTGGTATGAAGATAACAATTATCTTGTAACACCTAGTTCTATTATTTCAGTTATTAATATATTTCCATTTTCAGATAAAGGTAATTTAAACTTATTTGATGTAAGATACCAATTAAGATTAAATGACCTTTACGACTTTTCATCTACTTCAGTAATAAATTATGACGTAGTATTAAGACATTTAGATTTCTTAGATCACATTTTAGTTGGTGAAAAGCCATTAAGATTTAATCAACATCAAAATAGATTGTACATTGATATGGATTGGACTAACGATTTAACTACAGATGAATACTTAGTAATAGAATGTTATCGAAAATTAGATCCTAGTTCTTATACAGACGTATGGAATGATATTTACTTGAAAAGATATGCTACTGCTTTATTTAAAAAACAATGGGGTGCTAACTTATCAAAGTTTAATGGTGTAACTATGATCGGTGGAGTATCATTAAACGGACAACAAATCTATAGTGAGGCTCTCGCTGATATAGAAAAATTAGAACAAGAAATAAGAAGTTCATTTGAGTTAAATCCAGCTATGATGATAGGATAATGCTATGGCAACAAATCATTATTTTCAAGGTGGCAACGGCATTGGTAGTACCAGCGAAAAAAGATTACACGAAGATTTAATTATCGAAGGTTTAAAGATATACGGATTTGACGTATATTATCTTCCAAGAACATTAGTTAATAGAGATTTAATACTAGGTGAAGATACACTTAGTAAGTTTGATGATTCATACTTATTAGAAATGTATATGGAGACCACTGAAGGATTTGCTGGTCAACAAGAATTGATTAATAAGTTTGGATTAGAAATTAGAGAAGACACTACATTTACAGTTGCGAAAAGAAGATTTGATGAAAAAGTTGATTCTATTCACAACTTAATTGCTGATGGTAGACCAAACGAAGGCGACATCATTTATATGCCTTTGATGAATAGTTTTTTTGAAATTCAATTTGTTGAAGATCAGGAACCATTTTTTCAATTAGGTAATTTACCTGTTTACAAATTAAGAGTAACACGTTGGGAATACAGTTCAGAAAGATTAGATACAGGCATAACAGACATTGATGCCGCTGAAGACAAATATACTTTAGATCAATTAGCACATCAAGTATCATTAGAAGCTGAAACAGGTTCGATTGTTTTAGAAAATGATAGTGCGAGTGGAGAAGTTAATTATATGTTATTAGAAACTTACGCTATACAAACACAATCAACTTATGCTGATAATATAGATTTAGATAGTGAAGCTGGATTTGATACTGCTAGTGTGGCTGATGATATATTAGATTTTACAGAAAGAAACCCATTTGGAGAAGTAGATTTTTAGATGTTCGGAAATTATTTTTATAACGAAAGTATGAGAAGAATGACCATCGCTTTTGGTCAAATCTTTAATAACGTACAAATTAAAAGAAAAGACTCTAATGATAACGTAGTACAATCTATTCGAGTGCCATTGGCTTATGCGCCAAAAGAAAAGTTTTTAGTTAGATTAGATCAACAGGCAAGTTTAGAAAATAGAGAATTTGCGATAACGTTACCTCGTATGGGTTTTGAAATTACAGGTATTTCATATGATGGCTCACGTAAACTCACAAGAATACAAAAATATAAAACAGTTAAAACAGGTGCCGAAGGCAAAATATTAAACTATAATTACACGCCAGTGCCATATAATATCTCTTATGGTTTATATGTATTTACGGCTACTGCTGAAAGTGGTCTACAAATTATAGAACAAATATTACCTTATTTTCAACCTGATTATACCGTAACGGTTAACGCAATACCAGAGATGAATATTAAAAGAGATGTGCCAATAGTATTAAATGGTGTACAATATGAAGATAGTTACAGTGGTGACTTTACACAAAGACGTGCTGTGATCTATTCTTTGACATTTACTGCTAAAACATATCTATTTGGACCTACATCTACACAAAAAGTTATTAAAGAAACACAGGCAGACATACATACAGACTTGCCTGAATCAACAAGAGAAGAAAGAGTTATTGTCGTACCAGACCCAACAAGTGCTGATGCTGATGATGACTTTGGATTTACAACAACAATTCAGACGTTTGCTGATAGTAAAACTTACAATCCAACGACTGATACGGACGAATAAATAGTAGTATGGCAATTAATAAAGTAGGAACTAAAGGTATTGTTGACGGATCAGTAGCACAAGCTGATTTTAAAGACGGCGATATAACAAGTGCTAAACTAGGTGACGGTCAAGTTACCAACGCAAAACTAACAAATTCAAGTGTAACTTTAGCTGGACAATCTATTTCTTTAGGTGGTTCAGTAAATTTAAATGTTACTGATTGGCAATCTGTTGTTACTGCTGATGGCTCAACCAATACAACTGCTGTTTCAGGACAAGGTTATTTTATAGATACAACTTCAGCAACACACACAATTAATTTACCTGCGTCAGCAAATCGAGGCGATTTTGTTGCCATTAAAGATTACGCTGCTACATTTGCCACAAACAATCTTACTATAGGTCGTAACGGACATAATATTCAAGGTGTCGCTAATGATAGTTTAATATCTACTAATCGTGCTAGTTTAGTATTAGTGTATGTAGATAGTACAAAAGGTTGGTTATATTGGGAAGAGCATAATGTCGGTGATTTAGGAAGATTAGTTTATATATCTGCTACAGGTGGCACAGTTACAACATCAGGAGATTATAAGATACACACTTTTACAGGAGACGGTTGTTTTGTTGTATCACAAGCACCTATAGGTCCTGGTACTAGCCTCGATTACTTAGTCGTTGCTGGTGGAGGTGGTGGTGCTGGAGGAAACAATCCAGAAGGAGGAGGAGGTGGTGGTGCTGGTGGATACCGTACTACTTTTCCGAGTCCAGGTTGTAACGCTGGTGCTTTTCCAATTTCTGTTACAACATATCCTATTACAGTTGGTGGTGGAGGCACAGGATCGTCTAATGGCGCAAGAGGTGGAAGTTCAACATTTTCTACAATTACATCAACAGGAGGTGGTGGAGGCACTAAAAATCCTTCAGGTACTGCTCCAGGAGGATCTGGTGGTGGAGCAGGATCAGCATCAACCAACGGATCTAATTTTGGTACAGGTAATACACCTCCTGTAAGCCCGCCTCAAGGAAATAATGGTGGTACAGGTGGTTGTGGTACAAACGGATATTATGCTTCAGGAGGTGGAGGTGGCGCTTCTACAGCAGGAACAAACGCAGCCCCTGCTCAATCTGGTCCTGGAGGAAATGGATCATCAAATTCAATTACAGGTTCATCAGTAACGTATGCTGGCGGAGGCGGAGGGGGTGGAGCTTGTACTGGTGGTGGAGCAAGCGATGCTGCTCCTGGAGCTGGAGGACCTGGCGGGGGTGGAACTGGTGGTGATGGCGGATCAGGTACATCAGGATCTACAAATACTGGTGGAGGTGGAGGAGGTTCTGGCGGCGTAGCTTGTGGCGCTAACGGTGGTAAAGGAATCGTTATACTACGATACAAATTTCAATAAGGAATTATTATAAATAGTAAGAAAGAGATTTAAGATATGGCAATTTCAAAGATAAATTCAAAGGCACTTGTAGATTGTTCAGTAGCAGCCGTTGATATAGAAGACGGTTCTATTACGTCTGCTAAATTAGCTGGCTCTATTGCCAATGCTAAACTAGCCAATTCAAGTATTACAGTCAACGGAAACACTGTTTCTTTAGGAGCTTCTGGCTCTATACCACCCATATCTTGGCAATCAGTTATTACTGGTGCTGGCAGTTCAAATACTGCTGTGTCAGGTCAAGGATATTTCATAGATACAACAAGTAACACACATACAGTTACATTACCAGCCTCACCAAGTATTGGTGACTATGTTGCCATTAAAGATTACGCTGGTACATTTGGTACAAACAATTTAACAATCGCTAGAAATTCATCAAATATTCAAGGTGCCGCTAATGACTCATTAATTAGTACAAACAGAGCAAGTTTAATATTAGTGTATGTTGACGCTACAAAAGGATGGCTATATACTGTTGAGTCCAATGTGGCCGATTTAGGAGCACCTATATTTACATCTGCTACAGGCGGTACAATAACCACTTCAGGCGATTTCAAAATTCACACCTTTACTGGTGATGGTTGTTTTGTGGTTTCACAATTAGGAAATAGTCCAGCAAACCCATTAGGAGGTCCTACTAATGTTGACTATCTAGTTATCGCAGGTGGTGGCGGAGGTGGCCGAGGTGGTGGAG